TGGCGCTCCCTTAGAGCGCCCTAGTAAAAGTTCGGCATTAGCTAAAAAGCTTACGCACACCCGAGGGTGTCCGCAAGAAAAAACTACTAAGCTTTACTATATACTAGGGCACACCTAAGGTGTCGTGTCCCAATCACTTGCATTTTCCAGACCGTCTCCCCCCATAAAGGAGGGTGATAGGAATGTAATCACACGAAATGATTCGCTAAAGGGTGTCACGACGCCGCCGTGACTCGGCTAAACAGGCACATTTCCCATAGCCGCGTTGTAATAAGCAACTGGCGTATTTAGGAAGTAGTGCAAAGTGAAGTCTGTACCTGCTGCTACATAGCGATGTAGCTGGAGTCGATTAAAACCGGATCCGGCTGCAGGGTGGACATCCACCTCAACTTGGTATGTGTCTTTGTCTGATCCGTCAATATTGTAGCCTAACAACCAGTTATACGGATTCGCATACTGATAGAGACCATTCGTCATCATTGGATATTCGACAGACACACCTGTCTGTGTTATAGGGTTGGTAAGGGCCATACCACTTTGACCACACACTTCTGCGTAGTTCTTCCACATGTTACCCTTAATGAGTGACTGTGAGGTGGCGGTGCTTGCAGCACCTGAAATGTAAGCCATTTCCAAACCCTGATTTCCCGATAAAAATCCACCACCAACTCGGCGGTAGACTGTTATATTGTTCGCGGTCGCACCATCGGGATTAACAACATTGTAATGCCACCTAACTGATCCCCTCATGCTGACAAATCCTCCAGCAATCCATGCTAGGGGTGTCATTTGCGTGTACGAAAACTTAAAAGTCGTCGCAGGAACTTCAACACCTTTGGCTGCCGTATAGGCATTGGTGTCGTATCCAGGGGTAGGGGGCATACGTGTTTGATAAACGCGCAGTACACCAGCCTCATCCGAAGTGGTTAAGGCAGGTGACGTGATGCGATCTACTAGAGAGCTGCGCCGAAGCAGCAATCGAACAGACGGGATCGCTTCACCCCAGTTCAGGAGATACCTCTCATTGAACGGGGTGTTGCTCTGGAACGGTTCAGTCCCAGATTGCATATAGAGTAGCGAGGACCCCTTTGGGAGATCCTTTGGATTCGCAAACTCTAGGTTATCCGCGCCTCGTACAAAGACGAGGACATTACAATAGGCACTATCGGTCGGCGCACTCAAGTTATTGAGCACGCGGACGGTCAAGGTACCGTTTGCAGTGGATGTTGGTGTGACTGCTGCCGCAGTAGACCAATTGTTGGAATAGGCAGGACCTGCGTCCAAGCCTAACCAAGGGAGTGCCTGCATGTAGGGCACTCGAAATTCCGCTTCATCACTTTCCTGGAGATCGATAATTGTAGTGTACGTGATGTGGGAATAATCTGTCGTTGCGCTCAAGCTCGCTACGGGATCCCAGTGGATACGCAAACGTCCGCTGTGAAACTTTGAGCACACAACTTTAAAACGGAAGATGATGTCTCCTCGCCAGTTTCCGAAACAATTACCCACCCAAGCCATAGGCGTCATAAAGACACTGTAAGTACCACCACTACTTATGGTAGACCTATAAGCTAAGGCAGGAGTGACCTTCGTCGAGAAGATATGAGCACCGGCTGCTGCGCCGGCTGTCCATGTTCCTGTCGCGAGGTAAGATTCCTTACCCACTAGGTAGGGGATGCTGAGCTCATCTTCACTCGGCAATCCCACTAGGGCAGGATCAACACTAAGTTCCCCTTTCGGATCGAGCAAGAACTTCGTCGTTGGTTCGGAAATATGGGCTGACGCCATGTCATGGAAGGGCACATTCTTCAAAGGCATTACATTATCTATGACTGGCACATTAGTCCATCCAAATAGTCCCGCCATTTTACCGACGGCACTAGCTCCTATACTGGTCGCCTTAGCAAAGCGCCCTATATAAGGAACTCGGGATAGATATGTGGCCCAATGGGCAATGGCAGTAGCAGGTGCTGACACTGGGCCATTACCATACTCATCTCCGCCCTGTAGCGCCAGTTTGGTCGTGGGACCAAATAGCGAAACATCTTCCATCCATGCATATATCTGCAACTGCACTCCATTCGAACTCGCGCCATTTGCGCTAACAAGGTTCGTAAATTGGTTGAATCGGAGAGTCCCGAGCGTTGCTACTTCAGCGGCGCTCGTGATATCCACGAAATTCTTATGGAAGTAAAAAGGGAGAGTAATTTCCCCCCCCTCATTATTTTGAGGGAAAATCCAAATGTGCGGTCTTTGAGAATACTGAATCTCGACTCCTGCTACTGAGCCAAGACCTGGTAGCAGGTGTAGAGGTAGGGGAGTGTAGTACAACAATAACGCCCCGTAATAAAACGGAGCAGCGTTGACAACAACCTTTACTTTCAAGTTTCCTCGCAGATATGCAAAGTTGTTCAGCTTATACTTGATCTCGGAAGTACTCAAGAATAAGCTCCATGGGTCAAACGCTGTGCCAGGTAAGACCCCAGGCGTCCACGTAATAGTCTTAATCAAAGTGGGTCTCTTCAAAAAGTTACCCAAATCTACATTCGACTGTTCATCATACGTGAACAAATTGTTTTGCGGTTTCGCGAAAGTCAACGTGTCTCCGCGTCCACTATCTACAAAACTAGTGGTTTGCACTACTTCTGCAGCAGCGGACGAGGATGAAACCATCACGTCGGCCCCGGTACTTAGGTTCAGTTCACTCTCCGTACCGGACTGGAGGTGAAAATGTTCTTCTGTGTTATTTGTGGACGATTCATTAACACGTACGTTCTCTGCCCGGAGATCGTCGTGGTTGTCACTTTTGTGCTCGCTTAACACGTCTGTGGTAGGACGAGGCGCTGGGGCCTCCGCGACGACACTAGCAGCGTGCTCTACATTCCCTGTGACGAGAGTAGTAGGAGGGGTCACACTAGATCGGGTGCTTTGGTTTTCTAAAATAGTGGACATTGCACCATAGCCCAAGGCGAATCCGCGTTCCCATGCTCCAACAACGAAATCGTATTTACAACTTTCGCACCAATAACCATCTAGGAAATTGTACATTGTGCGCCCAGCTGCCGGGCAACCACAGGACGTGCAACTATCATACTGCCCACAATGGGGGCATTCCAGTTCTATATCGTCCCAGGTCAAAAATCCGCACTCCATGCAGGTGCGAACTGTTTCATCATCCACATATTGGGCCAGCCTGCACACTGTCCCACACCCGCAAGAAGCGAGTGGTTCTTCCCCTGCCTGTATCTCCATAAGTCTATATTCTTCAATATTAACAAACGGGGGAATAGTGGTTCGTGCCAAAAAGTCATTGCTGGCCTTCACATAACGGTTGTGTAAAGTCTTCCAATCTTCCAATTCCGGGACCATAAGATCTCGTAGACCGAGATGGTCCAACAGCACCTGGAACATGGCATGTTTCTCCTCGAAAATATCTCGGGAGTGCCAAAAGTACTCGGAATTCGCGCTTCTTACTGCATCAACTGCCTGAACTTCTGCGCTTACGACTTTAGACGGGATACGAACCATAAGCATCTTCGAGATAGATGCTTCTTCAAGAGGTCCAACATAAGTGCATGTCTCTTCACAGTACAGAAAAGCCCGCTTCAGGAAAGACCCATCACCAATGTTGACATATGCCTTGCTCTCAGACTCTTTATCAGCCATGGTGTAGATCACACCAATCTTCGCAAGAACATCGCGGATGCTAGTATGATTGAAGAATGGAGCGAGTTTGCTTACGCCCGTACCACTGTCATCCCCATATGTCATTAGGGCAACGTAGAGCTTGAAATCAATGCAACTGCGTTTCGGAGAGCAGTGAATAAAGACGAAGCGCATATATAGACTTTGGACGATACCATTGATAATCGCTGTTAGGGCTTGCCCCGAAGGGTTCTTCCCAAATAGACGAATTAGGTCGCCGAAATAGTCCACATAGGCAAAAGCAATATCATAACCTATACATCTAATCGCATTCGCATGTTTTTTGTCCCCAGAAGCCCACTCTACAAATCGCGCTATCACTTCAAAAGCATATAATACAAACGCAGGGTGCATCGACCTGTCATAATGCTTGAAATCACCGAAAATGGTTCTATCAACACCATGTTGGGTCAAATACTGGTATAAAAAATCCCATTCTACCGACTGAGATTCGATTCCAGGAGCACACTCAAAAACGAAGTGATTTGATTGCGCGACTCTCACAAATGAGAGTAAAAACATGCGCATTACGACTGTCATCTCCACAGTGGCGATCATGAAAATGCGAGCTTTCCCATTCATGGCTTTCTCTATAGGAAGAGGCTCGTTTTTAATGGCAGCTTTAAAGACGCTACCAGCACGTGAATCATTGAGGTAATCCACGCACATCTTTTCTATCCGATCTTCAACTTCAGGAACAAACTGCACATGATCAGGATAGTCGGCTGTGGGTGCCAATTGCTCTAGCAACATTTGCTTCGGCTTGTTATAGGGAAAACCAGCACTAGTGCTACGCTTAACCCCATCCACATATTTGAGTCCGGGGACTCCATTGACGGCTGTGTGGATATCATAGATCATAATCTCTTTCTTCCACTTTGGGTCAACTTTCTTAAGATCTTCTAAAAAGCCGTCAGCGGCCTGAGCCACTATGTCGTCATCGACGCCAGAGTCAACAACGACAAAATCTTTTAAGCCATCATATTTAGGCTTCCAACCCTTGACTTGCGGAGCGCAATGTTCAATCTTATAACCTTTCGTCTCCAGATAAGGGGCCATAATAGTAGGTTCGACATTGAATTTCGTATCAGAACGGAATCCGTCAAAAGATCCGAAACACTCCACAGTTCCCTCTTCTAGGAAATTAAGTGGACTCTTCGGGTGGATCGGGCCAGGTTCGCCAACCGAGGTCGACGGTGTATCCAACATAGGAGGAGCATCGTTAACAATCAAAGCTCCATCCATCAAGTACATAATGTCCTCATATGTTACCTTCACGGCACCAACGGTTTTGTTCTTAGAACCCAATTGGTGGATACCCAGTATCACGGGGCCACTGCCGCTCTTGGCGACAAGGATACTACCGCAGTAGCCATCAGTCGTGGCGGTGGCTGCTTTACCCCACCACACTTGGTTAGTGGTCTGCAACTGGCTATTGTAGTACTTCTCCTCGTGAATACCGGTGACAGGGTTGAATTCAATCTCCCCTGTCGTACTCCTATTGATGTAATATCCGTTAGCACGGAATTGTGTCAGTCTTTCTCGAACGAACAGATCAGTTACATTACGCATAGGAGGTACGCTAGAACATCGGAATATGCATATGTCTTTCGCCTCATCGATCTTCATATCGGACCGACATAAGCGGAAATTAACATTGCCTGTAGGTCCAGTTATCTTATTACTGCGCACCAATTGGCAATCAATCCTATCCTCGAATTTCGGGATGGAATGATAGGTGGTAACAAAGTATTGTCCACCAATGCCAAAGCATCTAGCTATCTTCCAATGATCAGCTGTGCGGTAGCGTATGAACGCACAATTTCTACCAAGAATCTCCTGGATATTCGCGTCGTCCATATTCTTCCACGAAATGGTATGCCTGCCCAGGTCTAAAAGACTAGGAGTATACATACCATGGACCCAGACATTTGCACTCTCGGTGCCGGGCTCTGGGCTGCGACCTAAAGAACTCAAAACGGAGCCCTGCATCTCCATCTTCGG